CAATGGGTCAGCCATGCTCACAAGTGGAAAGAGGCCATCGACTTCTACCTCAGCCCTGCATTCAAGAAACCCACACTCAATGAGGTACAGTAACACAACTGACAACAACGGACTCATCCAAGACTGTGAGATGACATGTTCGCTCGGTGCGACTGGGATCTCAGCCAACGCAGTGCTCATGGCGTGGTTCACGAACAGTCTCAATCAGTGGTACCTCAAAGCTGTTGCATGGATCCTCGAAGCACAGCATCGTTGGCAGTGGGATGACTCAAACTATACCGACTTCCCTGTTGGCACAGGCACACTCGTGAACGGGCAGAGGGACTACTCACTCCCTGCTGCTACCTCTGGTGGCAACCTCGCGACGTTCTTGACACTCAAGGAGGTTGCTGTCAAGGACGCTGCTGGCAACTACCAGTGGCTGACGGACATCGACAACACAGAGCTGACGGGAGATCTTGAGACTCAGTTCTCCACGAACGGGATGCCGATGTACTACAAGAAGACGGCGAACTCCCTCAAGCTCTATCCCGCTCCTGCTACTGGCTCCGTCACGATGTCTGCTGGCCTGAAGGTTGAGTTCCAGCGTACTCCTGATCTGTTCACAGTTGCAGACACAACACAGCAGCCCGGGATCCCAGAGCCCTTTCATCGGATCCTCTCACTCGGTGCTTCTTATGATTACCTGATGGGCCGTCGGCCTGATGTTGCTGGTGCAGTCAGGACTGAAGTCGAGGTCTTGAAGGGTCAGCTGCAGACTCACTTCACTCGGAAGGATCAGAACGCACGAGTTGCAATCAGAGCACGTCAGTCTTCATTTGAATAGCTATGGACCTCGAACCCAAGAACACAACGAGCTTCACAAGAGAGTCACAGGGCTCGACATCATTCGATGGGACGAACTTCTTCCTGCTCTGGGAAGCTGGGAGCTACCTGTTGCTTGAAGGTGGGGACAAGATCATCGTTGAGGTTGGGCCAGGGAACCTGAAGAGCACTGAGACTGTCTGGACCCTTCAATCCAAGAACTGATGGCTGACAAGACAATCACACAACTGACTCTCGATGCAGCACCAGACAACTCCGACGAGATTCCGTTCTATGATGTCTCTGCAGGCCTCACGAAGAAGACCACGAAGCTTGCACTGAAGGGTGACACTGGTGCAACAGGTCCTGCTGGAGCTGACGGTACTGACGGTGGGACAGACACGACTCTTGCCTTCGAGCTCGATGGCAATAGTGACTTGATGCCCATTGCAGGTACACCTGATGAACGCAACTTTGAAGTGGATGTCAATTCCGACATCACACCCAAGACAGAAGCAATGTTCTCGAACAGTCAGTGGACATTCGATCCCCTCGACCCACTCAACACTAGCGGTGAAGGGAACTTGATTCCAGAGAGGTCAACGGATCTGACTCGTGTGATCCCGAGAGTTCTCGTCTTCACTGCTAACAGCACGTGGACAAAACGGAGCGGCTTGCAGTATATCGTCGTTGAAGTTGTTGCTGGTGGAGGGGCTGGTGGAGGTGCGGTGAGCTCCGCGGGCGGTGGCGGCGGTGGAGCTGGGGGGTATAGCAGAAAGACGATTCTTGCAGGGACCCTCGGCTCGACAGAGGTCGTTACAGTTGGTGCTGGTGGGAGTGGAAACTCTGCTAATGGGGCTGACTCATCATTCGGTGCTCATGCTCTTGCATCAGCTGGTGTCGGTGGTGTCACAGCAGGTGCAAACAACGGCGGAGATGGTGGACTCGGAGGACTTGGGAACACTGGAGATGTGAATATGCGAGGCGGAGGAGGCGGAGCCGGAGAAGGAGGGACCATCCAGATGAGCGGAGCAGGAGGCAGTTCATACTTTGGTGGTGGTGCCCCTGGATACGGGAGCACCTCTGGACCAGGTCTTGATGCTACTGGTTATGGAGCTGGTGGTGCAGGAGGCCGTGCTGCTAACTCTACAGGACGGGCAGGAGGTGCTGGAGCAGCTGGAGTTATCATCGTCACAGAGTTCTACTGATGAAGAAAACACTCTACACCCTGAATATCGGTGGCTATGCCCCTGAGCTTACCGCTTTGACGTTCCCGTTGCTGAGACTCTGGGCAAAGAAGATCGGGGCAGACTTCTGTCCGATTACTGAACGTCGTTGGCCTGATCGAGACATGTGCTATGAGAAGCTCCAGATCTATTATCTTGGGAGGGAGGCAGAGAACGACTGGAACATCTACATTGATGCCGACGCCCTTGTTCACCCAGACACTCCAGATCCAACTGTCTTCATGAGCAAAGACACCGTTGCGAACTGGGACACAGACCTAGCCCCGATTCGCTGGAAGTCAGATCAGTACTTCCAGAGAGACGGGAGACACATCGGTTGTGCTGACTTCATGGTCATCGCATCTGATCTCTGTCTTGACTTCTGGCACCCGCTTGACATTCCATATGATGAAGCGGTTTCAAACATCCAGCCGATCATGAAGGAGATCAGGGCTGGGGTCACTGCTGAGCATCTCATTGATGACTACACATGCTCAAGGAACGTTGCAAAGTTCGGCTTGAAGTATACGACATTCAGACAGGAACTTGCTAAGCATGGCCACGGAGAGAGCGAGTTCATCTTCCATCCCTTCCCTGTTGAAACGGTCGAAGAGAAGGTAAAGTTGGCGACAGAGACACTAGCAAGGTGGAAGTTTGATGTATCGGGTGGTGAAGTTCAGGTCATCAACTAATCGCCAGTAGCTCTGCTGGCGTAAAGCAATAGGAGCAACACAATGGCAACACGTAATATCGTACCAAGGGCAACGTCAGAAGGTCAGCTCGGGACAACGTCGAAGGTCTGGAACAAGATCTATGGGAACACGATCGGCTCCCCGAGCCCGTCAGCTGGTATCGGGTATGTGACAGGCGCAGGTAGCACAGTCACTCAGGCAACGAACAAGGGAACAGGCGTCACGATCAACGCAGTGACAGGGCAGATCACGATGAACAATGCAGCACTCAACGCAGGTGTTGAGATCAACTTCGTCGTTACGAACTCAGCGATCGCTGCGACAGACCTGATCATCTTGAATCACGTCTCTGGAGGTACCGCAGGTTCATACCTCTTGGGGGTTGCAGCAGTCGGTGCTGGATCATTCACCGTCGTCGTCTCGAACTGCTCAGCAGGCAACCTGTCAGAAGCAATCATCATCGGCTTTGCAGTCATCAAAGGAGTAACTTCCTAGAACATGGCATCACTTCAGACCCCAGAGGAACAGAAGAAGCCCTTTCAGCCTGGCTTCGTTCCTGCGGGTCTGGAGAAGTCATTGACATCGCCGACATCGACGAACCCTGGGCACCAGCACTTCAAGGAAGTCACCCTGATCGACGGAGCTACGGTTGCCCTTGATGTTCGTCTTGGAAACATCTTCATCCTGACAGCTCTTGGGGATCGTACTCTACTCGTCCCGACGAATCCGAAGACGAACTACAGGATCATCATCAAGCACAAGGCATCTGGTGGTGGAAGGACACTGACATTGACAACTGGATCAGCAGGAGCATTCAGGTTCGGAACAACGATCTCTGGCCTCTCGGCAACAACGAGCGGCCTGACTGATTACATCGAGTGCCTCTACAACGCAGCTGATGATCGGTGGGATGTCGTTGACTATATAAAGGGATTCTGACATGGCACGCATCAAACTTACAATTCCTGGCTACGTCGGAGGCCTTGCTCGCTCCCTCTACGAGCCGCTTGAGGCGCAGAGCTTCCAGACAGCGAAAGATCTCGACATCTACCGCTCAGACAAGGTGCTCTCCCCTGTTGTCAAGCTTGCTGCTCAGGTCACGAGCCCGGTGATTGCTAACACTCGTATTGAGTTCTGCCACCCTGCATCAGACGGGAACACCTACTGGTTCGGGGATCAGAACGGAGCGAACGGAGTCTTCCAAGCATACTACGGCAACATCCCAGCGACGCCTGGGGCGATGACCTTGACGAACTGTGGTGGTTCAGTCGGAGGTGCAAGCTCTTCACCCTCGACGTTCTTGGCCAAGCCTTCGGCGCAGTATGGGTACCGCCATGTTGCTGAGCTTGCTGGCTACCAGTTGTTCTGGATGACACCGAGCCTTGCTCGATTGAAGATCTCGACAAAGGTTGTTGAGTCTGACCCATACACATGGACGGCAGGAGCTAACGTCTGGGGCCCGATCTTCGCACACCAGGGACTCCAGCAGGCATACGTCGGTATCGACAACCTCGTCTATCGTATTCCAAGCGATGCAGTCTCAGGGACAGCAGATCCGATCCTCGCCCTGACTCTTGATTCGAAGTACACGATCAAGAGCTTCGCTCCGTTCGGTCGGTTCTTGCTGATCGGATGCCAGGTGAAGTATGACAACGGCCCTTCAGTTATCTTCGTCTATGACGGTTCAGCAACGACCGTGGAAGACATCATCTATGTCGGAGACTCTGGCCTCCAGTCCATCCGCAATGTCAACGGAGTCCTCCACATCCTCTGCACTCACGTCGTCATCGGCTACCCAGATGCCTATCAGAGGATCTACCTCTGGGACGGCACAGCAGTCGTCCTTGCTGATGAGATCCGCATTGCACCTCCCTCAGATGCCACACTGAACGGGACTCGTACTCTTACTCTTATTGATGATGCTTGTGTCGAAGTGTCTGGCGACAAGATCTACTGGGGCTATCGGGCACATGAGCCCTCATCTGATGACACCTTCCTGAGCATCACGAACGGAGTCTATGCCTTCGGACGATCAGGATCGAATCAGCCACGTATTGACACTCTGCTCCAGTTGACCTCGACGTCGGCTGCAGCCAAGTCGATCACCTGCATCAAGGTCATTCAGGGTACCCTCGTCATCATGTACAACAACGGCACGACATGGTACCTCGATACCACTCTTTCGAACTCAACATATGGGCAGAAGTCTGCCAACGGAGTCTACCAGAGCAACGCATTTCGTCTTGATCCTGAAGGGATGGGCAAAGGACTCCTGCTCTCCCTCAAGCTCAGGCACGAACCTCTCCCAGCCAGTTGTGGCTTCACGGTCAAGTTCAAACAGTTCGGTGCATACCCAACAGGGACGACGATCCCGACTGCTGCATTCGTCACTCTGGGTGCACAGACATCTGCAGGAGCGGCATATACTCTGCTGCAGGGCTTCACGAACTTGACTGGTGCAGCTGAATGGGGGCAGATCGAGATCGACTTTGATACAGTCAGCGGTGCTAATGCGCCTGGTATTATCTTCCCGCTTGAGGCAGAGGTTGAGACCCAACAGTTGTAAACAGCATATAATGTAAGTATCTATGGCAGTCTCCAAAACACCAACAGACACATGGGTTGAGCACACTCCAGGAGTGAAGACGTACTACACGTCAGCAACTCCGAGTCCAGCTCCTGCAGCTCCCAAGGTGACATCCTCTGGTGGTGGAAGCTCTACACCCAAGGTTGCTTCGACTCTTTCTGAACACTACCTGAGTACTGGCAGTGCACTTCCGAGTCTTGCTGATCGGAGTAAGCTGTACGAGTCGTACGGTCTCGGCTCTGCGACAGGATATCAGGGCACTGCTGCCCAGAACACTGCCCTCTTGAAGAAGCTCCAGGGTGCAGGATCTGCCCCTCCTGCTGGTTCTCCTTCAGGAGCTGGTACTCCAGTCCTCGACTTTGCTGGTAAGACTCCGACCGATGGAATGGTCATCAGCACGAAGGATCTTACACCCAAGGCACTGTCAACTGACGACTTCACTGATGCTGGTACTGCCTCGATCATGGCACAGATCCAGTTGCTTCGGCAGCAGAGGCAGTCTGATCTGGACTCACTGCTGAAGTCACTCCAGCCCACTGCTGCTGAGAAGAAAGTTCAAGACAACTTGCTTGGTCTCCAGCAGGATCTCAAGGGTATGGTTGAGACTGTTCAGGAACGTCCTCTTGATGCTACGATGCTCACAGCAGGGAAGGCACAAGAGATTGCTAACCTCACGAATGGTGACACCCGTCAGTCTCTTGTCAACATCCGTGCCCAGCAGAACGCAACTGAGGATCTGGCACTGAAGCAGTCTCAGCGGCAGGCACAGATCGATGCATACAAGATCAAGCTCGACCAGGGCAATGTTGACATCACCGACATGATGCAGATGCAGCAGCTCGTCAATCAGAACGCCCAGCTCTACCTCCAGTCGACTCAAGCAATGTCGACCCAGGGCCGTGACACACTCGGGTTGATCCTTGATAAGTTCAAGGGCCTGACGTTCGATCAACTCGATGCAGAGTCCATTGCAGGCCTTGCTTCAATCGCTAAGCAAGCTGGCATCCCATTGGATGTCATCAAGCAGGGTATGAAGACAACGCACGACTTGATGTACACGACTGGTGGCTCTGAACAACTCAAGGCACAGCATGACTTCATGTCAGAGTACAACGCGAACGAGCTTGTCCAGCAGTACATGACATCCGAAGCAGCGTACCGACGCATTGCTTCATTCTTCCAAGGTGGAGCCACGAAAGAAAGTGTCAACAAGATCGCTGGCAATGGATTCGCTGTCAATGCGATCATCGATTCTTATGCTCGGTTGTACCGTCCTGACATCTCCCGTGCTGCTGATGCAGGAAGTGATGCCGACTCGAAAGCACTGACTGGTATGGCGACTCAGTTCCTGAAGAACATCACAAGTGACAGCGGAGACATCCTTCCTGAGAAGCTCTTGGATCTCGTCAACAATGCCAACGGCCTCTACAAGAATGCTCTCAACCTGAAGAGCTCTGCAGATAACATGTTCAAGAGTCTCTATGGCAACTCGGTCCAGATCCCTTCATATGACATGATGAACGGTGGTGGCACCTCTCAGTCAGGTGTCAGCAACTACACAAGGGCATCTCTCAATGAGCTTCCAGGGAATCAGGTTCGGGACCCAATGGCAATCGGAGCTGCGATCAAACAGAAAGAGTCTGGTGGCAACTACAATGCAGTCGGTGGCTCTGGTGAGTTCGGTGCGTATCAGTTCATGCCAGCAACGTGGCAGCAGTATGCTCAGCTCTACCTCGGTAACCCCAGTGCTCCGATGACCCAAGAGAATCAAGACACTGTCGCGATGAAGAGAATCGTTGACCTCGTCAATAAGGGTTACTCAGCAGCTGACATCGCACTGACATGGAATCACGGCTCCCCTGAAGTTGTAGCAGGTGTCAATCAGTACGGTCAGCGATATGACTCAGGTAAGTATGCTGCAGATGTACTTCAGCTTCTTGCATCACGATGAACTACATTGAATTCGGACAACAGGTGAAAGCGAAGTACCCTCAGTACAAGAACATCCCCGATGAGGAGCTCGCGAAGACCGTCATTGAGATGTACCCGACGTATGACTCTTGGGTGACGGAGAACAACGATGGTTCTGCCCGCACGATCAACCCTCAGCTTGGTGGCCAGCAGCAGGGCCTCCAGCAACAGAACAATCAGGGTCTGATCGACACCTCCCAGTATAATGCTGAACCTGTTCAGGATCCATACGCTAATGCAGGTCTGATCGACACTTCCTTATATGAGAGAGACGTACAACAGGAGAAAGATTACGGCTCTGTCGGCGGCGTGATCAGGAACTCGAAGCAAGTACAAGATGACGTCGGTGTCCTCTCAAACTTCAGTAACGAGCTCTATAAGGTGATCCGCCAGATGCCTGCTGGAGATCCTCGAAGGGCCGAGGCCACACGATTCGTCCAAGAGATTGCTAAGAGGAACTCTGCTCAGGCAGATCAGATGGTCCAGCAGGTCTCCACAGGCAACATCGTCAAAGAGTTCGCTGGCAACACGGTGAAGTCGACAGGTAAGTTCCTTGGCAGTCTCGGCAAAGCAGCACTCAATGTCTTCAATCCTTCAAAGGACAACACGCTCTACCAGATCGGTAAGTTCGGAGTCGGTCTTGTCGAGAAGGCCATTCCCGGGAAGCAGAAGTCAGAAGAGTCTGTCGATGCGCTGATCCAGAACTACAAACAGTTTTATGGCCTCGACCAGAAAGACTCGGGTGACACTCTTCGGCACATGGCTGCTAACATCTTTGAGGATCCGATCCGAGCCCTGAATGATGTCACTTCGATCGTTGCACTTGGTGGAGGTGCACTGAAGACTGCTGGCAAGGTCACTGGATCTCAAGCACTTGAATCAGTCGGTTCTCAGGTGACACAAGGTGCCCTCGACATCAACCCTGCATACCAGACGTTCAATGCGATCCGCGGGGTCAAGAACAAAGTCCAAGAGTTCCGAGCTGAGCATGCAATCCCTGAAGAGGGCACGAAGAACATGCTTCAGAGTGGTGGTGACACCCAGGGTGGCAATGCTATGGTCTCAAAGAAAGCTGTTGGCCAGATCAAGCAAGACTACGATGAGTACCTCAAGCAGGCCAAGCGGGCTGCAGCTGATTACTCCGAAGAGACTCCGTTGGAGATGGCTGGCAAGAAGGGAGAGGATGCCGTTGCTGACCTCAACAGTCGCCTGAAGATCATCGGAGAAGCAAAGAGAGATGCTCTCTCACAAGCTGCGACGGTCAAGGTGCCTGAAGCAGGAGGAGCTAGTGCCAAGTTCCTCAAGATGCTTGAAGAGAGGACGGGTACTACGATCGACGATGCAGGCAATGTCGCTGATGCTGCAGGTCGGTTCAGCAAGGTTGCCCTCGATCCTTCTGACCTCGGCTTGATCCGCAAGATCTATGCTCAGCTCAACAAGCTTGATGATGCATCGACGACTGTACAAGTCGATGATGTCGTTGACTCGATTCAGGATCTGGTCTACAAGACCAAGCAGAATGTTGCCACTCCTGTCAACGGTGCAGTCGAAGGGGTCGTCAAGCAAGTCACAGGTGAGCTCAATGGTACACTGAAGTCTGCAGTTGATGAAGCTACTGGCTCGATGACTTACACCAACGCGAATGCTGACTACTCTCGTATCGTTGATGTCCGTGACCAGCTCAACAAGGCCCTTGGCTATGAAGGATCTAAGGGAGGTAGCTTGATGAAGAAGATCTTCAGCCCAGCCGATGGAGGTACGAAGGATCTCTTCAAGACCGTCAAGAAGATCACAGGCATTGACTTGGTCAAGGAGTCTACACTTGCGAAGTTCGCTATGGAAGTCGTCAAGGACCCTCGGCAGACGAACTTGCTTGAGCAGCTGCAGATCCTTGGGAATCCCTCAGCTTCAAACATTCTTGCTAAGGCCTTCGACTTCCTGATGGGCAAGTCGATGGACAAGAGCAAGGCAGCTAACATAATCATGAAGAAATGAACTTCGGCAATACTACACAACAGGTCGCGAACTCATTCATCTCCGCCGTCAAAGGCGTCGGGAACTTCTTGATCGCCCCATACAACAAAGCAGCTGGGATCATGGCTGACACAGCGATGGCTCCACAGATCGCCCAGAACAAGCAGGACACAGTCGTTGCCGATGCCCAGACGATGAAGATCCTCCAGCAGAGGGCATCAGCTCTCCCGAACAACAGCCCACAGAAAGCTGACCTCATGGCTCGGATCCAGAAGCTCAGCCAGGGCATGGGTCAGACTGCTGGTGACACCTCATACATCCCATCGAACAAGCAAGGACTCGGTGCTGTCGGTACTATGGGTTCTGCCGTCCTCGGTGGTATGAGCCCTGGCTTTGGAGGTGCTACTCGTGCCCTGGGCTGGTCTGGTCCCATTGCTGGGACAGCAGCTGGCTCTGCTGCAGCGATGCAAGAAGGATCCACAAAGCAGATCTTGGGAGCAGGTGCCCTTGGTTATGGAGTCGGAGCTGCAATGGACTTCGCACTGCAGGCGATCAACAAGAGGTTGGCACAGAAGGGACACCCAGTCGAAACAAAGCAAGATCCACGTCGATATCCAACAGAACAGGGGCTCTCACCTGAAGATCGCCTTGTTGAATCTGAGTTCCGTTCTGGGGCTCGTGGGCCGATCGAGAAACTCTCTGCCAAAGAGATGTTCGATGACTTCTTCGCTAAGAACCCTGATGCCTCACCAGATGAAGCAATCAAGTGGATGAATTCACAGCAAGAAGGGAATATGATGAGGGGAGTGAAGCTCCCGAAGAGCATGATCGACACAAAGATCCTCTCAGATGTCGTCGGCGGTGATGAAGATGCAGTTCGGATCGTCGGCAATGCACAGAGGGGGTTCTATGACACGTCTGTTGCAGACATTCAACGAAGTGGTGAGCTCACCAAGCGTGAAGCAACGTCTCTCCTGAACAAGGCGATGAAGGAGTATGATCAGTCCATTGATCCGTTCTGGGATCCCAAGAGGTGGGGTGGAGGGAACTCGATGAAGGGACTGACTGAAGCCCAACAGAAAGCCCTTGACGCGATCAAGTCTGCAGGGAAGGCGACTGGTTACTCTTGGGAGAACAAGAGCACGATGAAGTGGATGGGTGGTGATGTCTCTGCCAAAGCAGGGGACGTCAAGATCTCGGAGTCAACCCTCAGCGCCCTTGAACGACTTGGGCATATCAAGAGGACCGATGTTCCACTTGGTTCGATGAGCCGTGGTGGAGTCGAATGGACTCTTACTGAGCCGGTCGGCAATGAGGCACGTGGTAAAGCAGGAGCTCTCATGACTCAAGAGAAAGTCTCCGCAGCTCTCCAGAACTTAGCTGAGAAGCACAAGGGCAACTATAATGTCATCATCGGTGACCTCAACTCTGATGCAGGACGAGAAGCAGTCACCCAACAGATCTTCGGGAAAGCACAGGGAGATGTCGGCGGTGTCTGGGGAACGAAGCAAGGTGCATTCCACAACGGTGGCTTCCTTGGTTATGAGTTCGGCCTCGATGGCAAGCCAGGTACAATCGCCATCGACAAGGAGACTGGGCTCGGTACTCTCTTCCATGAGATCGGCCACACCTTGACAGACAAGTTCAAAGAAGGGGTCAAGCAGATCCTCTCACCTGGCTATGGACCTCTCCTGACAAAGGAACTTGGGCTTAGCAACTATGAGATCGGTTCATCGAAAGAGATCATCCCGGGCATCGTAAGAGTCTTCTACACAGGTACTCAAGCTCAACGCTCAATGGCATCGAAGATCCTGAAGGATGCTGGCATGCTTGCTGCACTGCCGATCATCAAGGGCCTCGACATGCTCAAGGACAATGGAGGACAACGGTAATGGCTACAAGATCGACGTGGAACACAGACTTACACAACTGGGATCAGATGTGGCTTGGATCAAACAGATGCTGACTCAGCACATCAGTGATGAAGAGGACATGATGAAGGCAGTGAAGGATCAGCTTCAGAAGTTCTATTGGGCCTTTGCTGGGACTCTGTCTTCGGTCATCTTACTTCTTCTCGGTGTAATCATCAAACGCTAACATGAACTACGGAGTCATTGAAGGACGAAGAGATACAGACTGGCTAGGTGGAACGATCCCATGGGAGGATCGGAACCCCACAGGCAACTGGAAAGAGTACCTCCCTAAGGGCGAGCTTCAGTACGATAAGCAGACTCACGTTGACACGATGGGCTGCGTTTCGTTCGCTCACAACAACACGATTGAGACTCAGTTGATCTTTGCAGGCAAGGACGTGAACCTGTCTGATCGGTTCTTGGCCAAAGTCTCTGGGACGACACAGGAAGGGAACTACCTCTGGAGAGTCGCTGATGCATTCCGTGCCTACGGTTGTCCTCAAGAGTTCCAGTGGGCTGCACCGAAGAAGTTCACATGGGATACGTACTATGCCCCGATCCCAAAAGAGGTCTACGCCCAGGCAGTCAAGTACCAGACTCGCTATGAGTTCTTGACTGACCTCTCGAAAGATGCTCTGGCCCATGAGCTCAGGCATGCTCCGATCCAGATCACGATCCCAGGTCATTCGATCTCTCTCTATGATGTCGATGACCTCTACAAGTACTTCGATACGTATAGCCCCTTCATGAAAGAGACTGAGTCGATCGTCTCTGCCATGAAGCTCGTGTACTACGATAACATCAACACCACACCCATGACAGCCAAACAAGTTCGGAAGCTACAGGCCCTCGAGGGATATCATGATGAGGCAGGAGTCACGTACTGGACGGGAAAGAGTCTTGAGGACTACCTCAATGCTCGCCTCCCCGACAAGCAGAAAGAGATCGAAGCAGCAATGCAGTAACCTTTACAGGTCGTTGTAATTATACTATACTATGACGTTCCTTCAGTCAGCCAGCAAACTAGTTTTCCTGCTCCTCGCGGTCACAGCTTGTGCTGCATTCCTATGGGGCAAGCTTGAACCGAAGGACTTTGTACAGTTAGCGAGCATGGCCTTTGTCTTCTACTTCAGCAACAAAGGAGATGCTTCTCAACCGTACGCAGGGAAGTAATACATTAGTACGCTACTTCGCTGTCTCGCCGTCCTTCTGGTAGTGACATACTTCGCAGCACCCGCGAAGGCCCAAGCTCCGGGACCTGTCATGAACGGGGACACATTGAGTCAGCAGTTCGTCTACAGCAATGTGCAAGTCATGTCGGTCCTCCCTCCAAAGCCCGTTGGCTCGTTCAATCCTTGCAGCTGTCTCTCCTACGTCAAGTACAAACGAGGCATCACAGAGATCCTCGGAACACCGAAGAGAGTTGCGCAAGGCAAGACGTCTCTCACGGCGTATGAGTGGCTCAGCCCCACAGAAGGCCTGATCGTCATCCTCAGTGAAGGTCCTGTCTGGCACGTTGCCTACATCGAAGAAGTCTACGATGATGGCACGATGCTCATCAGTGAGGCGAACTACTTGAGCTGCAAGAGAACGACTCGAGTCATCAGTCAGAACGACGAGGACATCATCGCTTACTTCTAAGTCAAGCACGGGAAGGCCGGGAGTTCATCCCGGCTTCCCTGTAGCTTACTTATGCCTCTAGCTCGAGTCCCTTGTAGCCGAGTTCTTTCTGGAGAGCTTTGACCGAGTAGTTCATCCTCTTGATCTCCCGTTCCAGTGAGGACGATTCCCGTTCATACTTCTCTTCCAGGGCCTGGGCCTTGTTGTACTTCAGAACGAGTGCTTTGATCTCCTTCTCCTTTGAAGAAGGGACCAGATCGACGTGTTCAGTCAGACCATAGTGGTTCCGAACGTACTCCTTGGGAGCGTAGAAGGACTTCGGATCGGTCTTCTTGAGTTCGAAGTACCTCTCAAGGCTCCTCCGTGACTTCTGTTCGACATACTTCATGACCGTGACCTTCTTGACAGTCTTCTTGTTCCAGCCATCTACGTTGAGTGCGATGACGGGAGTAAGCTTGTCGGGGACTACTGCCATGACTTTGTCGATTGCCTTACGTGCCCGGCGGGCTGTTGCGAACTTCTTCTTGATGTCCGGGCGACCCTCGGGGGCTGTGACCTGCCATTTCTCCTGACTAGAGTAGTAAGAGATCGTATACCCTTTATATGTGATGTTGTCCATAGTTCTCGTTAGAGTTATGTGAGTTAGTACTACGTGGGTTGTGAAAGACCTTGGGAGAGGTTACCGGGAAGAAGGTGTGTTAGTCCTTGATCCTAGTATGCTTACATTATATCATACTTTGGGTGACTTGTAAATAGCTCTTTTCCTGCAGTTACCAACAGGTGCTTCTAGGGGCTCAAAACGAGTCTCCTAGGAAAGTACCCTAGCCGCTGGGGTGGTACTATATAAACGGCTAGCAACGGCCCTCTAATGTCAGTTTTGGAGCTCAAAAAGGGCATCTATTCAACCCTTGTGTACTTCGAGAGGGATAAGTGACCCTTCCTGTACTTGTTGTAGAGGTGGATCACCGATGAGTGATCTCGATCGAGGCGATCCCCGATCTGGGTGAATGAGAGGCTGAGTGACTCTCTCATGATGATGATCATGCGGACTCGTCGTGCGACCTCTTCTGTTGTACGTCCCTGGTGAGTCTTGAGCCACTTGAGCTCATCGTTGAATGGAAGCAGATCCTTCGCGGTGTAGTCCTTGATCTTGACTTGTGTCTGTTGGGCGAGCTTGCCGAGAACCTCACCGATGTGCTCCCTCATCTTGACTGTACTGTTGTGTCGGCCTTCGACGTGCCTGAACGTCAGGAACTCAAAGTCGTACTCATGTTTGCATGCAGGGCACTTCGTCTTTGAGGGCACCTCAACGTAGAAGACGTGTTGGCAGTCGTGACATCTGAATCCTACAGGTCGGAATGCATTCATGGGAGGAGGATAACGACTCGTGGGTTCTTTGGATCAAAGCCGATGGCTTGGGTCCTGTCCATGATGAACTTGTCGTTGGTGATGAGGCCCCCGTGTTCTAAGACGTCGAACAGGAGCTTCTTGTAATTATGGGAGTCAGCATTGGTTCTCGGTAGTATGAAATAGAGGTCAAGGTAGATGTAGTCACTGAAGGTCTCAAGCCGATGGTCCTTCATGAACTTTCTTACGACGAGTTCGTTTTCCGTCAGGTACTCCTTCCCCTCTCTCTTATACACCTTCTGGTGAATGTACTTGTTCCAGACGTACAGACGATTCACTGACGGGGGCAAAGGGAGTATCAAGATCCGTCCAGTCGATCCCTTGGAATACTGAGCTAAGAACCCTTTCACTGGGTCCATAGCATGCCTCCCAGTAGTACTCTTTGTCGTAGCTTCCTTCGGTATAATCAGGGGCGTAGATAGCTTCGATTCCATGTTTGGAGGATGTTATGATGTACGGAACGTAGCTTCCTGCAGAGTAGAGGTTCAGCTTCTCCACACTGTTGGAGTTGGCCTCCCTCAACTTTGCTGCAACCTTCACATGGACAGGAATCGGGTTCGGTCGTCCTCTCTTGTTCAAGCCGCCATAATCTTCGATCTCTCTGGAGAGACGTTTCTGGAATGTGATCTCTTCACGCTTGAGGGAGCCAGAGTGGACGAGAGCCCGTCTGTCAAGGACCCATTGCTTATAGTATTCTAGATCAAGTTTGTCACTTAGTAAACTGGTGATGAGGTCTCTCTGCCACTCCTCAGCTTTGGGCATGACATCTCTCTTCTTCGACTCCATGCCCATCATCTTGATGTCACCCTTTGCAGGACGTCCGATGTACTTCTTCTTTGAGATCATCAGGAAGGTCTCATACGTCGCCTCATAGTTGAGGTGAAGGTGACCCCTGCGAGCATTGAACATCTTCACCAAGTACTCTTGGAGGTCTGCATCGCATTCAAGAGCAAGCTTCTCTGGATCCTCTTCGTGCCCGAACTTGATGAAGATCGAGTCGGTGTCACCATAGATCGGGTGATGCCCTCTCTTCGTGAGCCATTCCCACACCCACTTGATCATGTGCTGACCAGTGAGTGTGATCCCTTCTGCGAGCTCACGCTTGTAGTACCGACTGAATGAAGCACCCATGATTCCATACATCGAGTTCGCCAAGACCTTGAAGGAGTACTGCCTGTAGTGGAGGTTCCAGTACTCTTCACTGTTCTTCTCCACCTTCTTCATCTCGACATGGCGGATCTGGTCACGAGAGTCGAGGATGCTCTGAATGATTCGAGGGATGATGCCCAGTGTCTTGCCGTCCATGTAGACTCCTGTCGGAAGGAGGATGTCTCCTTGTGTTCCTGTCCGTCCCTTGAATGAGTCGATGCTGACGTTGAATGTCTTGATGATTGACGGGTACAGGGATGCAAAGTCAAAGACGTGAATCTCCTTGTGGTGGCCCCTCTCTGGCTCGAAGACAAAGCCACCAGCGTAGTCTCCCTCGTCCTCAACAAGGTTGCCCTCATCATCATACTTCATGACGGGCTCTGCTGACTTGTCAGGCCGTGAAGGGAGGTGGGTGCCGAAGAGCTTGGCAGCCCTGAGAGCATATGGGTCGATCTTGCCATGCGAAGTGTAATCGTTGACCCGGGCTCCACAGATGTGGTGCTCGATTAGCTTTTGCTTAGTGACGTTGAGCTTGTCATTCAGCTTCTTGAGGAGAGCGACGTCTTGCATGTTGTACTCCCTCAGCTTATCTGGGAACTCATGGGCGAGCTGGTGGATCGTGATGCCTTCAAGATCAACCTTCTGGTCTCCGATCATGGCCTTCGCCACAGCATTGAGGGAGAACGACCTGACCTTCTTGATGAGCTCGGTGTCTCTGTAGTGCATCTCTTTGATCTTCTGCATCAGATCAAGGTGATTGAACTTCTCTGGACGGGCCCTGTCCTTGCCAGTCTTCCTGACAGAGTCGAGCCCGCCCATGTCCTTAGCAGACCATGAAGAGATCTTACAGTCGAACGGGATCTTGAGGAGTGCACACCGTCTCTTGATCGCCACCAAGTCAAAGCCCTCACTGTGCCAGCCGACAAGAAGGTGATGCTGTTCGAGCAAGGAGATGAACTGCTTCAGGACTTTCTTCTCCTGCGTGAGTGAGTAGAAGTAGTACTCCTTCCCGTCCCCGTCCATTGCGGCAATTGAGAAGATCTGCTCCGAGCCAGGTTCGATCCCTTTCTTCAAGTCGTTCGTCTCGATGTCGAAGTAGAGGATCTTCTGATCGACCTCCAGCTCAAGCTCATTGTCAATCATGAACCTCTGCCAGAGCCGAAGGTCTGCCTCGAACGTCGGCATCATCGAAGCAATGGCTGCGACGAGGACCTTCCGTTGCATGTACGGAACGTAGATCCTGACGAACCCAGTGTCCTCTTTCACGAACCGAGTGATCTTCTTCGTCTCCTTCAGGTCAATGAGGTAGTCACGATTCGATGTTGCATCCTCGGACCTGATGCAGAAGTACCATTCAGGATTGAACTCGAAGAAGCCGTCCCGTGTTCTCACGATGACGGTCTCTTCTTCTTCCCACAGCGTGATGAATTTGAGGCCCTTGGGGTCCATGAGGAAGGTTATCGTTACCTCTATACTACCACGCTCTTAGCAGGAAGTAAATACCAACGTTGATGACGATGCTCCAGATGAGGGTCGTGGTGTCAGGCCTCTTGATCGTGATCTTGAGTGTCCAGCCAGCTGAGGTCGTTTCTCTCGTCGCAATGCGTGCAGTGATGTCTGTGCTATACGGTTGTGGTTCCATGTTGCGGATCTTGAGTGTGTTGTGCTGCTCGGGCATAGCGAACGGGACCTGATCATGATTGCCACGGAGAACGTTGCAGTCATAGCAGGCCATGACAATGGATCCTTTGCTCCGTACATGATCACCCGTGGCCCAGCCCGGGAGACCTCTGGATGTTCCATCAGCTAAGATCTTAGCTGGCTGATGACACCAGTAGCAGAGGCCTCCCTGGGCTCGGTGGAGCTGAAGGCGGGTGAACTTACTGACGCTAGGCATTGAACAACTCCTTCCGCTTCCTCCAAGCGTAAGTGAGTGTCGGTACCATTGCGATCAAGGCCGACAGACCGATGCTATCCACAGGACCTGTCGAGACTGTACTGGCTTTCTGGATCGTGCCAGCAGGTGTCTGGGTTGGAGTCGGCGTTGGTGTTGTGCAGTCAGGATCTCCCGGGTGGACATACTGAAGCCAACTTGCAGAGCACTTCGCAAAGCTTCCGCTGCCACCTCCAGATGAACGGTTCTTGGGTGTCGGAGTCGGTGTCTCTTCTTGACAGTCTCCCTCACAGCTCGGGGTCTGCGACGGTGATGGGCTGGGCTGTATCGACTCTGTCGGGCTGGGGGACGGACTTACGCTTGGAGATGGCTCGGATGATTGCGTCGGTGATGGGGAGGGCGACTGTGATGGCGAAGGCGAAGGAGACTCCGAAACCGATGGAGTGGGAGACGGGGTCGGCTCTACCGATGGAGAGATCGAGGGCGTAGGAGATAAGGAAGGCGACGGCTGCACGGACGGCGAAGAGGACGGCGTGGGTGAGTTTGTTGGTGTGGGTGTTGGGCATACGTAGACATAGTGGTGAGTCTGCCAGACCCAGTGGCAAGACGGTGTCGGAGTCGGCGTGGGTGTTGGATGATATGTCGCTCCTGCAGACTTGACAAGCAAGAGGCCTGCGAGAACAACGGCTGCCGCTGTTGCTGCTTTGATGATGTGAGATCGTTTCATTGGTTAGAATACTTCAATGTTGTCTTTCTTGAAGATATGCATGCTACCACCTTGGTAGATGAAGTCTCCAACCTCGACACCGACCGCTGACGCCACATACTCTTGGAGCATGCGGGCCAAGACGAGATCATAAGGGAAGTGGGTGCTGTAGTCGTTGCTCCTGATGTTGTAGATCATGTGCATCCGATCGAACAGCCCCTCTTTGCGAACGAGGAACAGGTAGTGCATCGTGCACGGGACTCGGACAGTTCCTTCCCTCCGCTGACCATCAATGTCAGGGTTGTAGATGTTGATGATGCCGTGGCGAGAGTATCGAGTCTTCGTGAGCAGGTCGATGACCTCCTGGACCTGTGTCCCGATCCGCTCACTGTAGGTGTAGGCAAACTTCCCGTCATGCAGGAACTCATTCCACACCTCTCGGTGCTTATATGCCTCGCCTGGGTTGAGCTTGAGACCACTGATCCGTTCAGTGAACTCATCTGCGATCCAAGCATCGTTCAACTTCTTATACTCGGTGTATGCCTTCCAGTCGGGCTGACGGACGAGGAACGAGTAGCCGATGAGCTCTTTCGTCAGGAACCCATCATCATCGGCAACCTGCTTGTCCTGAACAGTCTGGGTCTGGTAGACGACACCGTTGTGGCTGAGCTCACGGTAGAGCTCTTTGTCTGCTTCGATGAAGTCTTTGAAGATTCGCATGTGTTAGTACTTAGATCTGATTCTGAACTTGTTTACTTCGTGCTTCCGTAAGTAGGCGTCAAGCAGGTCTCGAGTTGAGACTCCGAGAGAGAAGACGAGGCGAGTGAAGTACCCCCACGTCTGTGTCAGGCGTGAGAAGTAGATCAACCGATCTGTCTTCACGTTCGTCTTCCGCCAGTACCTGTTCTTGAGAGTGTTGATCGCCAAGGCCAGAGACTGGGTGAAGTCCATCGTTGCCCACTGCACTTCTAATGGCTTGTTGTATGTCCCCCATCCAGCAGGGAGCTGGTCCCTCGGGATCCGAGACATCAAGAACAACTCAATATAGAAGGCAGTCATGTCAGCCAGCTCGTCGAGAAGATGGTCATGAGAACCTTCGAACTTTGCCTCAAGGGCCTCACCCATCTCCTCGATCGTGTTCCATGCCATTGCTCTCAGCTGCTGCTGGTCAGCAGGGACGTCAAGGTCACAGAGTGGAACACCGAACGCGATTCGTAGTTCTTCTTGCTTCTCGAAGAGCAGGGCAATTGGGTCCTTGCCTTCGTATCTCGTCCAGTCGATCTTGACGTCGTTGATGTTCACAGCATGTAAGTGGCGTTGAGCTGCGGATCCTGTGTGGTGTCCAGCTCGATCACCGTTAGCTTCGTCTTGGCGAGGAACTCTTTGTAGCGAGCTTTGATGAGAGTCAACTCATCCTGCTTGAGGTACTCTTCTTTCTCGGTCTGCATCCGATCCTTGTTGATCTCGTCGGGGACAGAGCAGTAGATCAACTTGCAAAAGCCAGAAGCAGCGAGGCCTCTGTCAAGCTCCCACCAGTGGTTGTGCTTGAAGGCATCGTAGTCTCGTTTGATCGAGTAGACGATCTCTGACGGGTAGGCCCTGTCGAAGATGACGTCGAACCCCTGATCATAGCTGAGTGCTCTTGCTTGGTTGAACAGCTCGTTGTAAGCGACGGAGAGGTTGTGGAGTTCCTCCTTGTCACCGTACTTCGGCTTGAAGTCTGACGACAGCTTGAGCACAAGAGATCGAGCGTGTTGTTCTGTGAACGCTTTGATCAGTGTGCTCTTACCGCTCTTGTCTGCTCCCTCGACGATGTAGATCATACTAGAAGGGGATGTCCTTATCTGCCACGGGCTTCTTCTCACCGTCGTCTCCCTCTTCGATGACAGGGATGTTGTCGGCGAGAGTGATTGTCCACCGCTTGACTGTCTTGTCTGGGTTCTTCTCGTCCTGACGTTCGACGACCTTGATGCGGATCACGTCTCCAACAATGAACTTGGAGAGTGCTTTGATCTTGTAGGTCGACTTGACATCAAGGAACCTGTCTTCACCGTCCTCATCTGTCAGGATGTAGCGGAGGTAGCTATCTTCGACTCCGTTGATCGACTTCGTAATCGGAGTGGTCAACACTTTCTTGAACGTGCCGACGAATTCGTCGCCGACTTCCTTGATCATGACGTACTTACTCTTCTTGCTGAGGAAGTCCTTCTCTGTGTCGCGCATAGAGTTTGTTGATAAACTTGCTTGTTAGTACGACCAACTGCTTTACCCATTCGTCCTCGCTTATCGACCCGTAGCGAGTAGCCGACGGATGGACCATCCGCCGACATCGTAGGCCGACTGTGTCAGCCCACGATGAAGCGTATGCTCCAAGTGCAATAATGATCTTCGGTTTCACAATCAGGATCTCATCCTTGACGTGAGTGCCTCCGTGGGTGATCATCGCTTGCGTCACCCTCGAGACTGGTGTCTTCACAATGTTCGTGAAGTAGAAGTTCGGCTTGTTGATCTTCGCCTTCAGAACAAGTGGGATGAAGAACTTGTCAAAGTCTGAAGTACCTCTGAGCCCGTCTGTGTTCGACAGCGCTGGGCCCTGTCCGATGAACATGATCTGATTGACATATCCCCATCCGAGTTCTTTTGTTCCTGGAGGACAGTGCGTGCATGTTCTAATTCTATCTTCTAACTGGTGCAAAGTAAATGGTGCCCTGGGCTTCGGCTGGACGTAGTCTGGGTAGTTGACACCTCTCTTTGTTGGGCCGAAGACTGTCATCGGAATTTTGTTGTGTTCTCGTCGAACGTGAGGTTGATAATACCCGTCGGACCTGTGCGATGCTTCCCGATCCGAAGTGATGCCTTGCCAGGTGTCGTACCGATCAGATCTCTGTTCAGGAAGAGGATGACATCAGAGTCCTGTTCGATGTGCCCAGAGTCTCTGAGGTCTGACAGCAACGGTGTCTTCTTGTCTGCAGCTCTCTTCTCGATGTCACGACTAAGCTGGTGAGGAGCAAGCACTGCCACATCAAGGAGGTTCGCTGTTGTCTTCAGGGAGCGTGAGATCCTTCCGAGGCGGAGAGTCTCGTTCTCTCCCTCATCTGAGAGGAACCCGAGGTAGTCAACAACAACGAGATCCAGTCCGTTCGACTCCTTCTCTCTCTGCGCGATGGAGTGCACCTCAGTTGATGTCGCCTTCGGAACATGGGAGATGATGAACGGGAGTGACTTCAGTTGCTCGTAGGCCTTGTCGACTGCTTCCTTCTTGACCTTGCCTCTCTGGATCGCAGAGACTGGGAACCCTGTGTGGAATGCTAGCAACCTGTCGATGATCTCGTTCGCGTCCATCTCACATGAGATGAACATTGACTTGAACCCCTTCAGTGCAGAGTTGTAGGCCACTGTGAGTGCGAATGATGTCTTACCGACAGAGGGCCGTGCACCGACGACGATCAGATCCTGCCTCTGCAGGCCAGAGCCGAGCATCAGGTCCAGATCTGCGATGCCTGTTGGGATCCCTTGGAACTTTCCTGCATAGCGTAAGTCCATGAGTGCGGAGTGAGTCAGATATGCCTCGGCTGGGTCCCGTCGGCCTCGAGCTCCAACGGCAATAGATCTAAGTGCAGCGAGTGTCTCTTCAGCAACAGTCGACGCATCGCCCGTTCTGAGCCGTAGCAGATTCGCCTCAAGAGCTTGGTAGAGAGACCTCGTGAACGACCATTTCTTGAGCTCCTTGACCAGTGTCTTGATCGTTGTACGAGTCCAAAACTGAGGTTGATGAAGAAGATACGGAAGTGCACCTTCAACAGTGAGACGCGAGTGGAGAATGACAAGGTTGATCGCCTCGTTAGATTCATAGAGTCTCCTGATCTCGGCGTATACGTGTCTCGCCACAGGATTGAACAGATCTTCCACAGCAACGTCGGGGAATACAACTTCGACGAGATCTGAGTTCGTGACCAGTGCGGTGATGAACTCTTGTTCGATCCCTGGATCGTGGAACTTGACATCAGGAGCGGTACTCATCGAGTAGTTTACTTGTCTTTGATCGTTCGCGTCCCTCAAGGTCAGATGACTCTTTCTCCTTCTCTGCCTTCTCCTTGTCCCAGGCGATCCGCTTCTCGATGAACATGCGAAACCTCTTCAGGCCAGGATCTGCATCGTGGTCGAGGCACCAGTCATACATCCTCTTAGCGGTCGCAAGGTGGTCAACCGATGGGTACTCCGCAAGGATCTCCGAAAGTCTCTCTACGGCCCGTTTCTGACGCTTGGCGAGCATCTTTTCCCAGTCTGGGTAGATGTACTTGAGCAGCTTAGAAGTGAGATCGTGCTTCTGATTCATATATGCGGAGGCGAGTGCTGATCGCCGACAGGACTTTCTCGATCCCTTTCATCTGCATTTTGTACGAGACCTCTGCAAGGCCCGCAGCCGTCGACTCCCAGATGCGGTCTGCCATCTTGTCTGACTTGATCTCCTCACGCTGCCTGATCTCGAGCCATGCACTTGGCTTCATCCGAAGGATCCGTTCAAGCAGACCGCTGACTCTGGCGAACTCAGCTGAGATCTGCATCTTCAGGTCCGCTAGCTCCCCTGGTGGGATCACTTCCGTCTGGATTCGTTTGAGGGTTTCTTCGATCATAGAACTTCTTTACTTCAAGCAGAAGGGGGCGGGCCAGTTCTGGGAAGAGCTCATCAAGCTTGCGGTCTGCGATAAGCTTTGCCCGTTGATTCTTTTGCTTGTTGTGGTGAAACGAGGTGTGGCATTCAAGACAGACGTAGAGCAAGTTCTGAAGATCATGGAGATTGGGATGGTTCGGAGCTTCACTTCTGTAGATGATATGATGGAGGTGATACTTCACCCGATCTGTCCTGCCGCACGACTCGCATGGATAGTACTGCAGTGTCGTGAGTCCCCTTGCTTCCATGAACTTCGGGTAGTACAACTTCGCACTGTACGTTCGCCTCCCACCTTTCCATCGTCCGTTCTTGCTACCCGAGATGTTCCTCTTCCTGATCCCGAGTCTGTACTTCCTCCTGAAGCTTGGCTTCTCGAGGTTTCGTTTTGCGATCCGGGACAGGAGTCGCCTTGTTTTGAGAGAATGCTTGCGTTTCATAGCTGGACAGGAAAGCAATGAGGTGCTCACCTTTGATCGTATAGACGGCCTTCTCTGTTGAGCTAACATTGACTGCTGGGAGCTTACCTTTCGTGATCAGACGGAGCAGTGTCACCTTCGTCTTGATCGGGAAGTAACCCTTCTGTCCCATCCTGACCAGCTCGCTCAAGTCATAGTAGCGAAGAGGGTCAATGCCTTTGTAGGTGTAGGTTGGGACTGTCATATCTTCAGGAGCGCATCGTACTTCCAGCAGTCACAGTACTGGTGCAGGTGTCCGTTCCCCTTCGGGAATCTCTTGGCCATGATTCCTGCTAGTACTCCCTCGGCAGTCGAGAGGAACTGCGAGAGCTGGTACTTCGTGCGCTGTGTCGTCAATACTTGGATCTGCGGTGTCTTGAGCCCCTTCCTGATGACGACGTAGATCACGATGGGGATCTCTCCTGTTGTCATCAGCCGCTCCAGGGAGTAGACGGAACCCTGAGGTGAGACGTCGATGTCTTCCTGCTTATAGTTCTTCTTCGATGTCTTGAACTCAAGGACCTGGCCGCTGGCTGTCAGTCTGTCATGACGTCCTGTGAACGGAACAGGGAACGCCTTGGCTGTCACCGGGTCGATGAACTGGGATCGGAACTTGACTTCACTCTCCCCCTTCGGGTCGATCCCGTGCAGACTGCAGAGCACTGGCCACTGATCTGCAAAGTGTCTGACCAGTGTCGTCGCCTCCTCAGCAAGGTTGTCACGGATCTCGAAGTGGTACTCAGGGGCCTTGCCCGTCTTGAAATACTCTTCGAGCATGTCATGGACCATACCACCGAAGACGAGGGGCTCTGGCTTTTCAGGGAGCTTGAGCCGAGCAATGTACCTGTAATGGAACAGAGCAGGGCACGACAGGTAGTCCCGCATCATTGATGCTGTGAGGTGGTCGACCATGTTGATGACTAGAACTTGCGGGGGCGTCCGGGCTTACGCTTGGCGGGCTTCTTTGCAACCTCTTCCTTCTTGACGTACCCTGCCTTCCGAGTCGTAGTCGTCTGCTCCTCGTCGTGGAACTCGAAGCCGAGGGCCTTTGCAAGGTTGTCGATCCGTGAAGCCAGCTTGTTGTCGGCCTCTCGGGCGTTCTTCTCAAGGGCGATGATCGAATCGTTCGTGACCGACTGACCGTACCAAGAGAGAGGGTCGATGTTGCCACATGAACGGGTCACGCGGTAGCCGAGCTTCTCTGCCAGCCGACGGATCGCGAGCCAGCTCTTGTCCTTGTCCTTCGCTGAGATGATCTGTGCAATTGCCAAGATGACAATCGCAACTGCGAGAATGAATGTCATTGGTGAGTTAGTTAGAATGCCTTCAGTTGGGTGTCTCGTTCACTGTACAGGTCGCGGAGCTTCTTCAACTGGACTGCTGTGAGAGACTTCGCAGCATCCTTGATCTTATGGCCTACCGCTTCGAGGGCTTCGGTGCTGGCCGCTTCGTTGAGCTCGTTGACGAACGGGGCGATGGCTTCGACGTCTTTCGAGCTGAAACTTTCTTTGCTGGCTTCTTCGCCACCTTCTTCTTCTGCGAATTCACTTTCGCCATAAATGTTGGGAAGACCAAGGTACTCAATGACTGCTCGTTCGAATCCTCTCTTCTCGGCCATGACTCCCTTATAGCGGGCTGAGATCCCTTTCGTGTTGATCTCCCCTGCCTCACCGAGCTTCACGAAGACTCCTTCAGGAGTCGTCAGTGAGACTTTGATGTAGGTCGTCATGCCGTTGGTCTGTGTGGGTGCAAGCAAGACATCGAAGTCGTACTTGTTGATCCCAGCTGCCCGAGCGATGCGACGGATGCCGTCATACGAGATCTTGTGCTTCGTGATTGTTTTCCCACCTCTCTTTACTTCAAACGGGAAGACATCTGACTGGGTGAGGAGCTCTCCGAGGGTATGCTTACCACCTTCGGAGTCTTCGAAGAACATGATGTTCATCCAGCTCGGCTGCTCTGCTGTCACCTCATCAGGGGCTGCTGCAGCTTCGACCTCCTCTTGTTTTCGTTTTCGTGGCATTAGAGTTCTGTGAGCTTGTACTTCTTACCCTCCTTGACGAGCTTGTAGACAGTGCCGTCGAGGTTGACTGTCATGGTGCCGTCATCTTTCTGGGCGACGAGGCCTTTCTTCTTCCACCGACGTACTGCTGCTGCTCCATATGTTTCTTTGGGCATGGTGTTGTTATTGCATTGACCGCCGTGCGAACAATATGGGATCGGCTTCGACTGCTCTCGTGTTGTCTGCCTTGAACTTCTTCACTGCGTGGATTGCTTCTTGGAAACCTGCTTCGAGGAACTGCCACTGTGCCTCTGGCCTGAGCTCGTCTGCTCGGAGCATCAGAGCTTTGAGGACATCAGTTGCGACCTTTGCTCTCAGCCGCATCACCTTCATCTGTCGTTTCTTTGCTAGATCCTTCATGGGTTGGTTTGATCTTGTTCGGATTCACCTGACGGGGAATCGTGATGTACCAGACATCTGGAGTCCAGACATCCGAGTACTTCTTGAACTCAAGATGCTTGACGGGGAGTTCGACCGAACCCAGCTGCTTCAGGAACGTCTTGATCGAGATGATCATGAACGGTGCGTTCCCTTTCTTCTGGATCGTCGGCTTGATGAAACGAATCGACTTGTCCGTGATACCGTCCCCGATCTTCATGGACTTGATCACCTTCACCGCCAGTGCACGTTTCTCGTAGTCTGCGAAGACTTGGATGAATGCACCAGTGAGTTCGATGCTCAGCATGTCCATTACTAAGCTGTTCAGATAAAGACACCCAGCTTTTGTGATGTGGATCATCAGCGTGGGTGCCTTGGCTTTACCCTTGTGGGGGATCAGCGGGGAGAAGAGGAACTTCTGCTTGTCGAACTTTTCCATTAGTTGATTCTCGTTAGGGTTTGTGTTGGTTGTCACTGATTGTCGGTTCGACCTTCTCAGTTCATTGCTACCAGGGACTCGCGAGGTGCTGTGGTGATGTGACCGTAGCGGGAGTGGGAGGGCGTACCCTTCCGATTCCTATCGTAGTCCCCAGTGGTAATGAACTGATCCGATACCCAGATACTATCACAGGTATCTCACTTTGTAAATAGGCCAGTTACAGACAGGGGATATTACGTAACAATTGCTTGCCTTTGTAAATGTTTACAGGATCGAGGAGATATCCTATATTATAGACACTATGGCCAAAGAGAAGTTCAAGACGAACCTCCCGCCTGACAAGGCACGGTGTCCGAAGTGCATGACGACGCTCCGATGAAGTGGCTAAATAAAGGAGATACACTATGACCTGGGAACAAGAACAAAAGAAATACGACCAAGAAGCCAACATCGTGAAAACACACTGGGTCATCTTGAGCCAACCAGAACGCCTTTTTCCAAGTAAGGAGGAAGCTGAACGTGCCAAGAATGACCTTGAGGCATACCACGATGTGAAGCAAGAAGTCGTGAAGGTAACTCTCATCCTGCAAAACCGCTATAAAATACTGGATACTAATGAGCAGTTACAGCGCATCGTTCACGACAACGTGCGCAAACTCCCACCCACCCCATGACCACCCATCCCAATCAAAGCTGTTGTGAGAAGTGTCAGTCATTACCACCACCAGCGCACTACTCTATGACTTGGCCTCCGTACTGCACGAATAAGGACTGCCCCTGCCACCAGGCATCAGAAGTGCCCCAGGGTGGAGGTGCCGACCATGGCTATCACCCTACTATCCTGCCCGTAGGCCAGGTGAGTGTTTCGGAGATGAACGAAAAGCGTGACCCAGATTGTTGCCAAGGAAGCCGCGAACATTACGAACGAGTCCATGCCCCGCTTCTTGCAAAAGATAAAGATGCCCCCATCCACCCCCAGACCGACCAGGGGAAGTGGGAAGAGGAGTTTGATGAGCGCATCGCTAGTGCAAAAGAGAACCTCGGCGGCATTCCAGAACCGACATGTCCCCAAATAGACAAGGTGCTGTCTGCATTGGACGATGTAGCTCGCCTAACTAAAAAGGCCGAACGCAACTACGAGAGCGTCGTTGAACTCGCGAAGGATGTTGATTGGGCCATGCCTAACCCGCAAATACTAGAGGACTTGCGCGATGAGAACGCGAAGCTCCGCGACTTGGGCCAAGCATGGTATGAGGAGTGTCGCGACCTCAAATCATTTATCACCATAGCCATCGCCCAAGAGCGTGAGAAGGCCCGTAGGGAGGAGTTGGAGTGGGTGAGCGAAAAGATAAATCAGTTCCAGTGTACGGCGGCAAACCCAGAGCGCATTGGTGGATGGATGACCCACCATGTCGCAGTAAAGGGAGCAATCCAAGACCGCCTCGCCTCCCTCACCCGTAATCAAGATAAGCAGGACAAATGAACAACATCTCAATCAAAGATGTTCACAACTTTATGGTATAATGGGAGTGTAAGCTAACCGCAGGAGATTGAGATCAGTGGTATGCACCTGGGGGCCCAACCTCAATCGGGTGCAGACCATTCATCGGGGCCTCTCCTGCTTCTCACTCATGGATGACAAGCAGTATCGGTCGTATAACAAGGGCGTCCGATTCGTTGGTATCACACATCAGACTCTTGAGAGGATCTTCAGGACCTTGAGTCCGCTCGAGCTGAAAGTCTACCTGTTTCTCAGGATGACTGAGAACAAGCTGACTGGGAAGAGTTGGTACACCCAAGCAAAGATCGCCGACAAGATCTGTGCATCAAGGCAGCGTGTCAGTCATGCAATCTCATCACTCGAAGAGCTCGGTTATGTCAAGAAACATCAGGTCAATCAGTATCGGATCGAGATCCAAGTCCTTCGTTCTTAGCATCGCGATTCAGCTGTCACCCCTACGTGACATCGGCTGTCACCCCTACGTGACATATAACTATAGTCAATCAACTATAGTCAATCTAGTAAAGCACCAGCAGTCATTTCATTGTTCACAACTTCTTGGTATAATGGGTATGTTCCTCTCATCGCAATCGATCGGAGTCAGACTCCTGGGCATCGGGCAACTGATGTTCCAGGGGGAGGAGGTTATCGACCCTTCGGTTCTCGTTCCCTTGGGCCTCCGGGCTCAGGGGCCTGACTCAGATCCCGGGATGGAGCAGTGGCAGCTCGTCAGCTTCATACGCTGAAGGCCGTGGGTTCGAATCCCACTCCCGGAACACTATGGACAACGATTACCCTTACGCCAACTGCGTCACGCTTGCTGAGCACCCTCCGATGTGCTCTCATTCGGCCCCGTTGACTGGAGACTCGATCAGAAAAGCAGTCGAGACCCTCCGTAGTAAAAGTAATATGCCTGACGGTTCTCACTTTGTAATCTCTCCTGAGCTTGTATGGGCTGACATCGAAGCATTTCTTGAAGAGCTCAATCATCCTCAGAACTTCTTCAAAGACTCGTACTTGACTCCTTGATTATGGACGAATTTACCTCCAAGCTAGAGAAGATCAAGAAACGCAAACTCCGAAAGGGTGCTCCTCGAGGTCGTCCCCCAGGTGCAAAGAGCAAGACGACTCTCAAGCAGGAAGAGATCCACGAACTCTTTGTTCAGAAGATGATGCCGTACTTCGATGAGCTTGTCGAAGCTGGCAGGAAACATGCCCTCTCTGACCCTAAGGGTTGGAAAGCTGTCATGGATCACCTGAAGGGATCTCCTGCCTCCTCTGTGAAAGCTGACGTCGTCGGTGACATCACCGTCAAGATCATCAACTATGCCGACGGAGATACTACTCCCACATCACTTTGATGCTCGGCCGTACCAGCGACCGATCTTAGCAGCAAGGGATCGAGGGGTCAAGAGATTCGCACAGGTCTGGCATCGTCGCTCTGGCAAAGAGAAGACTGATGTCAACATGATGGCGAAGGAGATGATCAAGCGGAAGGGGACGTACTACTACATCTTCCCGACGTACAATCAGGGCAAGAAGATCTTGTGGGACGGTATGGACAGGGACGGTTTCAAGTTCACTGACCACATTCCGAAGGAGCTCATCGTCAACAAGAATGACTCGGAGATGAAGATCAAGACGAAGAACGGGTCGATCATGCAGATCGTGGGCTCAGACAACATTGACAGCGTCGTCGGAACGAACCCGTTCGGTTGCATCTTCAGTGAGTACTCTCTTCAGGATCCGAGAGCCTGGGACTATATGAGGCCGATCCTTGCTGAGAACGGTGGCTGGGCAGTCTTCAACTTCACTCCCCGTGGTAAGAATCATGCACACCAGCTTTATGAAGCAGCTCTCCACGATCCTGACTGGTTCTGTGAGAAGCTCACGGTCGAGGACACGAAGGCCATTGCTCCTGAAGTACTCTCTAAGGAACGGGCGGAGATCATTGCGAAGAACGGTGATGATGCTCTCTACTGGCAGGAGTACTTCTGTTCCTTTGATGTACCAGTACAGGGAGCGTACTTCGCCAAGCAGATCGACGAAGCGGAGAAGAACGGCAGGATCTTAGATCTCCAGCACGAGCCCGTTCTCCCTGTCAGTACGTTCTGGGACCTGGGCATCGGAGACTCTATGGCCATCTGGTTCGTGCAGTCGATCTACAATGAGGTCAGAGTCATCGACTACCTCGAAGCTCATGGAGAAGGCATGGCGTACTATGCTCAGGAGCTGCAGAAGAAGGGCTACACGTACAGCGGACACTACATGCCTCATGATGCAGAGGTCAGAGAGATCGGCACAGGCAAGAGCAGGAAAGAAGTAGCAGAGGCCTTGGGTCTTCGTCCGATCACAGTTCTTCCAGCGCTCCCGGTCGATGATGGCATTCAAGCCGCTCGGCTCTTGTTCCCGAAGTGTATCTTCGACAAGACCAAGTGCAAGCGGGGACTTGAAGCTCTCAGGGAGTACCACAAAGAATGGGACGACATCAACAAGGTGTTCAAGAACAGGCCCCATCACAACTGGGCATCACATGGAGCTGATGCATTCAGGTACCTTGCTATGGGGTTCAAGAGCAATGCAGAGCTCCGTGGAACGACAGAGAGGGATGCTCAGCAGGTTGGCAGGGCGAGGCAGGAGAGACAGTACCGTGAGTAGTTGTAAACAGAATATAATAGACTCATATGGCACGCAACAAACATAACTCAGAAGCAGAGTCAGAGGCAATCAAGCCGTTGGGTGAGGTTGGTGCTCCGCCCAGTGAAGTGGCTCCTGCAGTCGAGCCCTCAGTCGCAGCGGATCGGAAGGAAGAGGACTATCACCGTCAGCTCCGTGCAGCGCAGGGTTCTGGCTACATCAAGTGTGCACGATGTGGTAAAGAGCTCTTCGGCATGGAAGTCTAACTCATCCCATGTTTCAGTACCCAGCTAACATCTTCGAAGCGGTCAGGAAGGAACGTGACGACTTCTTGAACAACTCTATTGAGATCGTTCCTGGGTACATGTTCAATCAGTACGAGACGATCAAGAAGATCCACCTGTACTACAACTCTCAGTATGTTGATGGAGCATACGAAGAGGTGAACGGGGTCAGGCGGAAGAAGATCTTCGCTAACATCACGAAGTGGCGTGCTGAGGTCTGGACCAAGCAGCTCGACTTTGATGTCAAGGACTTCGTTCTCATTTCTAATAACCCAGACACAGAGGTGAATGTCATGACTCTTGAGAAGGAGCTCAAGGCATGGCTCAAGCGGAACAAGATGGGTCAGCTGCTCAACGAGATCACTCGTCGCCTTCCGATCTATGGTTCAGTTGTCCTCGAGAAGGTCAAGGGAGGTGCTGAGCTTGTTGACTTGAGGTACCTCATGACAGATCAGTCTGTTGAGTGCCTTGATGATTCTCCGTACGTGATCAAGAAGATGCTGATGCTTCCCAAGGAGCTCAGGAAGATGAAGGGAGCTTGGGACTCTGCTGCATGTGATGAAGCCATTGAGAAGTACTGCTCGTACACATCGACCTCGTACCTCAACGGCCCTGAGGTCCTCCAGCAGTCTGGATCTACATATGCCCCTGTCTATGTTCGCTATGGAGAGGTACCGAGTGAATGGCTTGAGGATGACACGACAGGATTCAATCCTTCAGACTACGATGGTGATGACCTCGTCATGGCCAAGTTCGTTGTCTGCGGTATCGACAACCTGAAGGAGGGAGACAACGGCACACTCTTCTACGAACCTGGCCTCGTCCTCTACAAGGAGAAGATCAAAGAGCTCCCGTTCAAAGAGGTGCATGCATCGAAGACCGAGGGACGCTGGCTCGGTATCGGAGTTGTTGAAGAACTCTTCGAGCCCCAGCGAGTCTACAACCGAGTCAAGAACCTCGAGGATCGAGCACTCGAGCTGGCATCTACCGTCGTCTTCCAAGCCACAGAAGCTACTGCAGTCCAGAACATCACGACCGATGCACAGAACGGTGACATCTTCATTAGTAAGGGGGCAATCAATCGACTGGACACGACTCAACACTCTGTCGGTGAGCTCTCTAAGGTTGCTGAAGACTACGAGAACCTTGCGAACAGGCAGACCTTCAGCTCTGACTATTTGAGCGGTGAGACTCCTCCTGCATCAGCGACGGCTACTGCTGTCATGAATCAAGTGCAGCAAGCAGGGTCTGTCTTCGACTATAAGAGAGAGAACATCGGTCTGTTCCTCGAGGACTTCATCAAGACTCTCGTGTTCCCTGAGATCAAGAAGGAGATCAATGCTGCTCACAAGTTCCGCTTTGTCGGATCTGCTGATGACATGAGTAAGATCCGCAAGAAGCTGGCGATGTCTTCGTACTACAATGCAGTCAGCAAGCTCCCTCCAGAGACAGTGACCGAGATCACCCCTGAGATCAAGCAGATGATGCTCGCTGCATACGAACAGGAGTTCGCCAAGGTGGGCAACAAGCTCTGGCTCGATGTTGAAGAGAACTTCTACGACAACCTTGATTACGAGATGGATCTGGCCCTGACGAACGAGAGCCGCAACATCCAGACCCAGCTTCAGAACACCCAGGTCGTCCTCGGTATGGTCAGTCAGAATCCTGCCATCCTTCAGAACCCCGTCCTGAAGAGGTTGTTCTTCAAGATGCTCTCACTCATCGGCATGAGTATCTCAGAGCTTGACATCCTCGAAGATGAACAGATGGACCAGCAAGCTCAGATGGCTGCAAGCCCATCGGCCCAGTTCCCTCAACAGACCCCTCCCCAGGGTATTGACCAGCAGCAAGCTCCAGCACAGGTATGAGGCAGATCACTCCTGATGAGAAGAAAGCAATAGAGAATCTGACGAAGATGCCAGAGTGGTACGTCTTCGAATCGTTGATCAAAGATAAGATCAAGGAGTACGACTCGATCTCTGCCTCTCCCACGAAAGACGTTGCTGTTCTATTGGCTCGGGTGAAGGCAGTTGACTTGTTTACAACGTTCCTGCAGGATATTGGTATAATGTCCAAGCAGGTTAGTCCCAGATCTGACACGTTTGAGTAGTCGTCAGAGCTTGGCCCGTTCTGGTGAGATGGGTCAGGCCCTGGTGGCAACACCAGATGCTGATCTGCCCAGCTGTATGGCAGAACCCGGGTGAGTCCAACACCCTTCAACCCAGTGGACAACAACAATGCACCTGGAGCTAATCCAGGCGAGGAAGGCGACCTCGAGGCCATCGTCAGTTCCCTTGAAGGCGGAGTTGAGCTCGTCGAGAAGAACAAGCAATTGTTCGGCCGAGCCAAGAACGCTGAAGAGGAGAACAAGCAGCTGAAGGCGAAGCTTGCTCAGCTTGAGAAGCAGAGGCCCGCAGCTGGAAGCGGAGGAGCTGGTGAGACTCCCTCTCGGGAGCTTGAACTTGTCAACCTCCGACTTGACGGATACTCAGAGGAAGAGGCGCAGTTCATCATGTCGAATGGTGGCCGCTCTGCCAAAGAGAATCAGTTCGTCAAGGCAGGCATCGATGCATTGAGGGCCGCAAAGAAGCAGGAGGAATCGTCCGTCAATGCATCTCCCGCAGTCACACCCAAGAGCCCTGTGTTCAAGAAGCACACAGAAGCAGAGCTCAAAGGAATGAAGACTGAGGACCTTGAAAAGTTATTGAAGCAGTCTGGTCTATAGAGCTAGAGTACTTGGACTACACTAGCTGCTTGGACCAGCTGATGTAGACCATGACGACCACAACTAGCGGTCTGTCTGAGGTCATGAGCATCTTCTACGACAAGGTGTTCCTTGACCGGGCAAAGGCCGCGCTCGTGCACGACTGGGGAGCTCAGCGAAAGCCGCTCTCCAAGGGTGCAGGTAAGTCAGTGAAGTGGAACCGCTTTACGCCTCTGGCGCTTGCGACCACTCCGTTGACTGAGGGTTCGAGCAACCCGTCGGCTGTTGACATGTCGGCAACGACTGTGTCGACCTCCGTCGCAACGTATGGCAACTTCACCCCTGTTGCTGACCTCTTTGAGCTCACCTCGTTGGACGAGAACCTCAAGGAACACGTGGAAGTCCACGGCCAGAACGCTGGTGAAACAATTGATGCTCTGATCCGGGCAGAGCTCTCAGCGGGTGCCACCGCTCAGATCGTCTCGGGCAAAGTTCTTACGGCTGTTGCCGCAACTGACGTCATCTCGGGAGCTGAGATTCGCAAAGCGGTCCGCACGCTGAAGACGAACAAGGCACTCCCGTTTGAGGATGGTCTGTTCCACGGCATCATCCAGCCCTATCAGAGTTATGACCTCTTCGCCAACTCGGAGTGGTTGAACTCTATCATCTACACTGACGCAAGTCAGATGAAGGATGGAATCGTAGGGAAGCTGCATGGTGTTCTCTTCCGGGAGACCAATCAGGGCAGCACTGAGGCCTCGACTGTTACCGTCTACCACACGTTTGTCTTCGGTAAGAACGCGTATGGTACCGTCCAGCTTGAGGGCCAGCCCGACTCACGTATCTACGTGAAGACACCGGGACCTCAGTCGACCAGCAACCCGCTTGACATCTACAGCACAGTCGGCTGGAAAGCCTTCTTCGCTGTCAAGACTCTCAACGCAAACTGGTTGGTCAACATCAAGACTGGAGCCACTGCCTAGCAGTGAGTCTTCGGCTTGATCCCTAGGTCGTGGGGGACGTAGTTAGTATGCAGAGTGCTCTCTGCGTCCCCCACTTTGCACACGACCTAGCTAACGTGCAACTATGAAACTACAAGACTTCGAATCAGAGCTCCAGAAGGATGTTCATGCAGACTTCTCGATCAAGCTCTCCCCCACGCCAGGGTTAGCGGCAGTCTACTTCAGAGGTGTCTTCCAGTTCGGTGTTCCCGCTGATCAGATCCATGAGGAGGCGATGCAGTTCTATGGGATCGAGCTCCCGAACGGGAAGTACATCAGGCACCGCACTCGACCTGAAGCCCTTGCAATGGCGAAGGAGCTGATCAGGAAGATGCACAACGATCATGAGGAGTATGAGGCCTCGATGGGTCTCGGTAAGTACTCGGCTGAAGAACTTGCAAAGCGATGAAGAGCAAGATCAAACTCCACAACAGAAGGCAGTGTCTGCTCCAGAGCTTGGGTGAGAAGAAGAGGAACACGGTACTCAAAGCCCTGCGATCTGCTAAGAAGAACGGTACTCTTTCAGTGAAGGGTTGGGACTGGGTCGTATCGAAGGCCCGCTACAATCCCTTCTTCTCGCTATGACGATCACAGTAGTCATTGCCTCGTACAAGTACGGACACCTTGCTGCTCATGCTATTGAGAGTGTCCTGGCTCAGACCAAGAAGGCCGACTCAATCTTGTTCGTCGATGATGCTGCTGGTGACTGCACTCATCTCCCGTTGCTCTACCCAGAGCTTGACTACACACTGCGGATCAAGAACCTCGGTGTCGTTGCCAACTTCAATGACATGCTGCAGAAGGTTCACACCGATCGTGTCGTCTTCCTGGGTGCTGACAACTGGCTGAGACAGGATGCACTGGAGAGGCTCTCGTACTCCCTTGCTGATGTGACATCCTATGATGTTGCTATTGTCGGAGAGAAGAAGGACGGGCTGATCGGAGCTGTCGGCGGTGAGATCTGGAAGGGAGTCCTTCATGGGAGCTCGATGTACAACGTTCAGATGGCCAAAGACCAGGGAGGTTACGAACGGGCACAAGGCACTGAGCACACTGAGGAGGACAGGATGCTCTTCACGAAGATGCTCAATGCTGGTGGATCCCGTGCCCACCTCGACCAGCCCCTGTTGTTCTATCGGAGGCACCGCTCGAACGGCAACACACCATGATCGACTCCATTGCATACTACCATGAGCACGGTATTGTCCGCCTCCCGAACGTCTTTACGAAAGAAGAGGTGGACAAGATCAGAGCATCAGCACTGATGTCCCTCCGTAAGCCATTGCAGTTGCAAGAGAGAGATGTCGACGGTGTGGTCTTCCCTGCTCTGCTCTTCTGGCCAGCAAAGGAAGATGCCTACCTCAATCAGATCAGGACAGATGCTCGGCTTGCTACGATTGTGAAGCAGTTCCTCGGCCCCAACGTCAAGCAGCTGAACAATCAGATCTATTATAGATTGCCTGGTGATAAGGACCAGTTCGCTTGGCACCAAGACGTCACCTTCAGAACTCCAGCTCATGAGTTCCCTGGTGTTGAGGACAAGTACCTGCAGACGATCATCGTTGTCGATCCCATCAATGAGGACAATGCTGCTGTTGAGTTCATTCCTGGGACTCACAAGCAGGGAGATCTTGGCCTGATCGGACGAGATGGGATGCAGACAGGGCTCCGAGAGTTCAAGAGACTCGGGAAGCAGGGCATCAAGCTCTATGCGAACCCAGGTGATGTGCTCATCTGGAGCGTCATGATCGTTCATGGCTCTGAAGAGAACCTCTCAAGCACGATGAGAATGACATACATGAACGGCTTCGCTGCATCTGATGCTGCTCCGAACTATCCCATGTACCTCAAAGACGGAGACGTCGTACCGACAATCGACCCAGATGCAAGAACAAGCTGAGCTCGACAAGTTCTACCAGACACCAGATCCCTGGGCATACCAGAAGACTGATGACGATTGGAAGAGGCGTGACAGGATCTTGGGTGTGCTTCGGAAGTACGGACCCTACAAGAGACTGCTCGACATCGGTGCTGGAGAAGGGTGGCTCACTCGTTCTCTGCCTGCCAGAGAGAAACATGCGATCGAACTCTCTGATGTGGCGGCGTCTCGGTTCCCTTCTGGTGTCAACAGGGTCTTTGTTCCTGAAGGGAAGTATGATCTTGTCGTCCTGACTGGTGTCTTGTATGCTCAGTATGACTGGCAGACGATGAAACACACTGCACTTGATGCTGCGAAGAGCTACTTGCTCACCTCTCACATCAAGGAATGGGAGGTCACAACGTTCCCGTTCAGAGTTATCGAAGAGCAAACGTTCCCGTACCGTGAATTTGAACAACATCTAATCCTCTATGACACTACTACTCCACAGAATTGAGTCGGTGAAAGTGAATTCGAACTTCAACACTCCTGAAGAGGTGGCTGCAGCGACAGATCGGCTGACGTTTGACGGCATCTACACCAGCGTTTACCAGTATCAGGACCTCTTGAGGGGCCGAGAAGGAGTCATTCTCTTCGTGTCAGGCAAGTACATGGGAGGTGACAACTCCTTTGATGAGGGTCAACCGCCTGCAAAGTTCTGCACATGGGAAGAAGTCAGGGAGTTGGAGAGGATCCACGGCTGTGAGATCGGCTGGCACACGTTCTCACACCGAGATCTGACCCAGCTTTCAGATGAAGAGCTCAAGAAAGAGGTCACTCCACCGTTCCCGATGAAGAAGTTCGCTTATCCCTACGGACGATTCGATGATCGAGTGATCCAGGCGGTCAAGGATGCTGGGTTCGAAGAGGCATTCGGAGTCTTCGACGGGGATGGCAGTGAATTTCAACGGTTGCGGAGCTATCTATAAGCCGTACCAGAGCTCCAAAACTGACATTAGAGGCACGTTTATGAGTAAAGCTAAGGGTAATCACATGGCAGCCAAAACACAGCCCATAATTCAGCATCGAAAGCCGCGAGTACTGATGATCTACACCGAGTGGGCGGCGAACGAGTACAGAAAGAAGAACGACCTCTACGGCGGGGTTGGTTACTACCGCATTGCGAAGCCCGGGCAGTACCTCAGACAGTTCTATGATGTCGATGTCATGGGCAAGAAGCTCCTCGACTACGGCGAGAAGGCGATCGACATGTGGTTGAAGATCTACCACAACTACGACATCGTGATCTCGAAGCATATCGACGATGCAACGACTGCGAGCACGATGATCGGCATGAGTCGTCATGTTGGTGTGCCTGTGATCTTAGATCTGGACGATAACTTCCTGTCGATCAGAGAGGACAACCCAGCGACTGCTGAGTACGATGTCGGTAAGGGACGACGCTACACAGTTCTTGCATTGCTCGGCCTAGCCGATGGGCTCTTCGTCAGCACTGAGCCCTTGAAAGAGGCCTATGCCCACATCAACCCGAGGATCGATGTTTTGCCGAATTGCAATGACGTCGATGACTGGAAGTTCATGAGAGCCGAGAGGGATCCGAAGAAGGTTGTCATCGGCTATGCAGGATCGATCACTCATGACATGGACCTTGCCCTCGTGATCCCTGCCCTCAATGAGATCCTGAAGGAGTACCCTGACGTTGAGTTCCAGATGCTGGGAGCAATGCATGAAGAGACCTTCAGGATGTTCTGTGAGAAGCTCCCTGATGCACGAGAGGGGCAGGTGAAGATGCGGTTGGGTACTCCAGCATGGGACGGCTACCCTCGGTTGCTCTCTGACATGGCATGGGACATCGGCATTGCTCCCCTGTTGGCTGATGACTTCACGAAGTGCAAGAGCCACATCAAGTGGATGGAGTACGCAATGTACAAGATCCCGACTGTCGTTTCTGGTGGCTTTCCGTACTCAGAACCGATCCAAGGGACACAGACCGTCGTTGATGGAAAGACGGGCATAGTTGTAAACAGCAACGCTGACTGGTATAATAGACTAGAAGAGCTCATCCTTGACAAGGGCAAGAGGGAGCAGATCGGTCAGCAGGCCTATGACGCTGTGAAGAATGACTGGCAATGGGTCAGCCATGCTCACAAGTGGAAAGAGGCCATCGACTTCTACCTCAGCCCTGCATTCAAGAAACCCACACTCAATGAGGTACAGTAACACAACTGACAACAACGGACTCATCCAAGACTGT